CCTAAGAGAAGAACACTGCAAAGTAATTTCTTATATATCATATTCACCTTCTTGTAATCAATCTTTAAAATAGTAATCTTCTAAAAATTAAGCAAGAAAATTTTTTTTCTTTACGAAGTGGGAATTTGTGCTATCATAGAAGCATCCCCCCCTGCTTGGATACCTTAGCTGTACTGAGTGATGAAGAAAAGAGAGGTGAAAAATGTCCACACACGCTTGTCCAGTAGTTCCGATTATTCTTGAAAAACACAATAACGCTGACTCATTGTCAGTCGTTCGTGTCAAGGGTTTCACTTACGTTGCGCGAACCGAAGACTGGCTTAATCATCCGCTTGGCGTTTGGATTGAGCCAGACATGGTTGTTCCCGCTGATCGTCCAGAGTTCGCATGGCTTGAGAAATCTCACAAGCTTATTGAGAACAACGGCATCAAGGGCTACCGTATCAAGGTCAAACGTCTTCGTGGTGTTATGTCGATGGGTCTTATGACTCCTGCGCCAGAAGGTGCCAAGGAAGGTGACGACCTTATGTCGCACTTTGGTATTGTGCGTTACGAACCGCCAATGCCGTTGTCAACATTTGGGGAAGCTACGAAGCCACCGCCTGGCGTTCGCTACTGCTACGATGTAGAGAACGCTTACAATTTCGCTCATCTTTTCACGGATGGGGAAGAAGTTGTTGCCACCGAAAAGGTACATGGTGCTAATGGACGTTGGGCATATGTTGTCGATTTGGGGATGTTTTGTGGTTCTCGCACTGAATGGAAGCGACAGAACGATACTAACCTTTGGTGGAAGGCATTGGCCGCTCATCCAGAGGTTGAAGAATTCTGTAAGGCTAATCCAGAAATCACTGTGTATGGTGAGGCTTTTGGACAGGTCCAAGACCTTACATACGGTTTTGATAAGGGCAAGGTAAGCATCGCTGTGTTCGACCTTCTTCGCAACGGTGAGTGGGTTGACCATGATGAAGCTAGGGAGCTTGGCAAGACCCTTCCTTGGGTTCCGATTATTTACCGTGGGCCTTGGGACAAAGAAAAAGTCTTTGCACTTGCAGATGGCAAGTCTGAAGTTGCCAAGGTAAAGGGCAAAGACCAGATTCGTGAAGGTATCGTTGTCAAACCTCTCAAGGAGCGTAGCAATCTTGAAATTGGCCGAACCCAACTAAAGATTGTTTCTAACGCTTACCTTGAGCGTGCGTAATTAATTTTATATAGGGGATTGAATTAATAATAAAAATTTAATTCAATCCCCTATATAAAATTATGAGTTACTTACCTAATCAAGATTTAAAATATGGAAAAGAAGTTGAAATTTCATGTGATTTTTGTGGAAAATTAGTCACAATGCGTTTCTCCAGTGGTCAAAGAAATTATAAGAAGAACAATAGTTCGCATAAGTGTTATGAGTGTGCAGGTCGTCCATTATTGGCAATAAACACGAAAAATTATTGGACTGAAAGTCGTTGTATTGCATTGGGCAATGTTATTAAAAATAGTGAAGATTATAAAAAAGGAATAGTTGCACGTCCAAGTGTTGCTGGCAACAATAACCCAATGTTTGGCAAGAAGGCTAGTGTTGAAACAAAAATAAAAATGTCGGCCAGCAGGATGGGTAAAATAGGTGTAAATGCAACAGGATGGAAAGGAGGTAAGTGTTCTGTGAACAGAAGAGTTAAAGGAATAATTCATGGAAGATATAATTGGTATTATAAAATATATGAGAGAGATAAATGGCAATGCGTAGAATGTAAAAGTAAAAACAAAATAGATGCACATCATATTGATCCGATTAGCAAGATGATTACAAGATTGTGTTCACAAAGGGATTTTATTAATGATGATGAAAAAGTGCAATGGTTAATAGAACAGCCAGAAATCATAGATGGTGAATTACGCAACGGCATAACCCTTTGTAGGGAATGTCATAAGAAAAAACACAAGAATTGGGGTAGTCATGACTGCTGATAAAAAAGATTTACTAGGGACAAGAATGAAGTATTACGAAGGGTTTGAAACCCGTCGTAGACTCATGCCTTTGTCACCTGCCGTCTGCCGTTTAGACGGTAAAAATTTCCACAACTTTTGCCGTGGCCTCAAACGGCCATATGATGAACGCTTATCAAAGGTTATGGCAGAACTTACTGCTTATTTGGCAAAGGAATTCTGTGCAGTTGCAGGATACACTCAGAGTGACGAAATCACTCTTGCGTGGAACCAAGAAAGGTTTGATTCTGAAATTTTCTGCGATGGCAAGATTCAGAAAATGAATTCTTTATTGGCGGCAAGAACTTCCGTCAAATTTAATTCATTAATCAAGGATGCCATTCCAGAAAAGGCACAGATGGAGCCTATTTTCGATTGCCGAATTTTTTCTTTGCCTAACAAGACCGAAGCTGCGAACGTCTTTATGTGGAGAGAAATTGACGCAACTCGCAACAGTGTCCAGATGGCAGGACGCGCTTATTTCTCACACGCTGAAGTGACGAATAAGAATGGGTCTGAAATTCAGGAAATGTTGTTCCAGAAGAAGGGAATCAACTGGAATGATTATCCTGCGTTTTTTCGCAGAGGTACTTACATCATCAAGAAAAAGGTTCTTAGCAAGTTCGAGAACATTGATGAATTGCCTGAAGAACACGCTGCCAGGAAAAATCCAGATTTGATGGTTGAAAGAACCAAATATATCAGGTATGATATGCCTCCGTTTGGTAAGGTTGCCAACCGTGAGGGTGTGTTGTTTTCTGGTGAAGAACCGCAACTAAATGCTTAACTACGCTTATGGATATTGAATTTTTCATGGGATTGGTTGCTGGAATCCTAATAGGAATGGGATTAAGCATTCTTATCTGTAAGCATGTTAAAAAAAGCGTTTACGAAGGTATGATAGACGCTATGTCCTCTCCTAAAAAAAAGAGGAAGGACAGTCTATTAGATAATGACGATGATGACGCGGCGAACTTCTGGAAGCCAAAAGGTTGGAAACCTAATGAATAAGAGAGAAATGCTGAATCTTTTAAATGAAAAGATTTGTCATTGTTCTAAATGTCCAGAGTTAGTGGCCAATAGAACGCAAACCGTCCTAGACTCAGGAAATCCTGAGTCTAGGATTTTATTTATTGGTGAAGCACCTGGACAAAATGAAGATGAACAAGGCGAAGTCTTCGTCGGCAAAGCTGGTCAATTACTCACCAGCATTATCGCATCTATGGGTCTTGATAGAAAACAAGACACATATATTATCAACCCAATCAAATGCCGTCCACCCGATAACCGTAAACCTTCCAAGCTTGAACTAGAAAACTGCGCACCATTTTTCAAACTACAAATCAAGGTTGCCAATCCTAAATTTATTGTATGTATGGGTGCAGTTGCTGCCAAGGCATTGCTTGATATGGAAGAGTCCATAGGCGTGATGCGTGGCAGATGGTTCAAGTATGAAGATGGGATTGTGAACGCGGACGTACTTGTAACATACCATCCTAGCTATTTACTGCGGAATCCCAACGCTAAGAAGGATGTTGCAGCAGACATGCAACTTTTATTGGAAAAAGTTAAATAGTATGGCTCTGCTAGTAGTTCGGCTACCTTCGGTACTAGCCCCGTTACGGAGTCATCATTATGCTGTGGCACCACTCGTCCGCTCGTCAACTGACCATACTATTTAACTCTTCGGCCCTCTCTTCAAAGGAACTGGTTTCAATTTTTCTAGGTGACGATCTGGTTTACCCTTCAAATCATGCATCATATTATAAACTTGTTTAGTGATTTCAAAGGCATTGTCACCCTTGCACTTCTCGCTTGATTGCACACTTACCGTCTTGCGATCTTTATTATAGAATCCCTTTGAGACGATGAAGCACTTGTGTTCTGGGTTCCAAGAGACTAAGCCTACCCATTCTCCGTCATCCCAATTTCTGCTAGAAACCAAAATTCTAATTGGATTTTCAGCATAAACATGTTTAACGTGATAATTATGTTGTTTTAACCCAGCAGAAACATAGCCTAAAGCAATTTTAGCAAAACCGTCTAGAACTTCGTCTGGCTTGCTTCGAAAATTCACTTCAACGCTGTATCTCGTTGCTTCTGCCCCTTCATTGAGATTGTCAGCATGGACGATTAGTAGTATATCGCCAACTGTTTGCTCACTAACATAGTCTCTAAAATTTAACATATCTTCTTATATATATTATCATGAAGACTTTTAAAGAGTGGGTAAAAAAAAGAATTAGAGAGGATGCCCAGAGCAGCAATCCTTTGAACGTACAGGCTGATATTAGTGCAATACTAAACCCACAACCAAACGCTGCGTCGAGTAACCCAAACTTATTGGCAACTCAAATGGCGCAAAAATTACCCAATACAGTTCTAGCTGCACTTGCAAATAATGAAAAAATCAAAAAATTATCAGCTATGAACGCTTTAAAGCCTAAAACATTTAATCAAGTGCTGGCTCCAAACGCAACAAATCAGGTAAGTACACCTGGACTTAATACGGCAAGTAATTCTAATTAACATCACTATAATAGGATATGAAAAATTATTGGCTTAGCAGAAAGAAGCCTAAGCCTATTATGGGTTTAGGAACAATGGGTTTAGGACTTTTAGGCAGTACAGACGTAAGATTTATCAGGAAGTGGAGATTCACAATTGAATTTCGCAAAGATTCAGAAATTATTGTAGACCCATGTTTCGTGAAAATTAAGCGCCCACATTGTCCAATGGTTCCAGGGGAATTGTCATTCACCCATTATGGTGATGCAGCATCTGTGTTACAGCCAAAATCAATTCTTAATTTCATAGCAATTGCCTTTGACAATAGATATGAAAATATCACAGCCGCATTAAAACTGTATGATGGTTGCGGATTCCAGTTGGAGCAATGGAACTTAAGTGCGATTAAGTTAATTAAGTCAAATTATGACTATCTTGATAGCAGTAAAGATGAATGCTTTCAAGATTTATCTATATCCTATAAAGAATGTATTTATGAGAACCTAACGGTTCCATTTAATCCATTGCAATATCATCAATCCATTGTTATTCCCAGAGTTGGGCCATCGCCCCATCTATAAATCAAGTCTTGACGCCATTCTTTAAGACCTTCCTTAGCTTCTTGAAGCAATGCGGGACCGTCTAATTGCACGCCACCGCTTGGCCCTGGAATATTCGTAAACTTACCACGGATTCTTCCTAGCATTGTCATTGCATGGTATAAAGAGCCAGTAATCATAGCAGTTGTAACCTGTTTGAAATCAGGCTTCTTCTGTAAATAATGCACCATGACAGGATGGCAACCACATGGAGTTGGGTATAACTTTATATTACAATAACCGTCGATCCATTCCCAGCCACCTAGTTGGCTAGACAGCCTGTTATACATTTGTTCGTATTGCTTATATAGAACCCATTCGCCTGCACGCCCGTAGATAGGTGTGTTTGGGTCCATCAAACCGCCTTGGATGCTGGAGTAAGCTCCACCTGGGTAATAGTATTCAATTGGAAGAACACCGCCCACGTCTGAACCATTGAATGTCAAATTAGGTTGTTCACGGTAGTACACCATGCGAATAAAACCAACATCTGGTGGCATTGTATAAACACTTTTTCCTGCTGTTGTATTAAATACATAATAGGTGAAATATTCACGTCCCGCGTACTCTTCAAATTCTAATAGGGCAAGGTCAACAGCGGCATCTAATTGCTGATTATCTAACTCTATTTTAAGGACGGGCGCGCCTAATTGGTATAGAACTAAATCTTTGATTTGTTCTCTTACAATTTCACGACATGGACGCTTACCTATTTTGCCACAGCAAGCTGGGCCTGTTATTCCATTAGGATAATCACAACCAGCGGAACAGGCATTGGCCTGTGACTGGCTTGGACGGTTAATAAACAAAGTATTATTATTACAACTTGACATTAACTGTATATATAATTGTTAAGAGGAAATATAGAAATGGAGAGAAATAAATTGTTCATACAACCTTTTGAGTTCGGAAGTTTCCTAGAAACAAAATGGAATAATTTTGCAAATCAGATTCTTTCTGAAGCACGTCGTCGCGCCCAAGAAGCTGCCCAGAGTATGGGTGGTGGTGAAGTTCCTAAGATGAACCTTTTGCCAGGCGAGTATACTTATGACCAGAAGCATTTTACACAATTTCATCCAGACACATTGAATCACGCAGTCCACAGAAGGTACGGAAGAGATTTATTAAGGTTGGGCCAGCATTGGGACATACATAAGAAATTACCAAAAGATGCAGATCGTGCGGACTTCCACGACCTAGAAGCTAGGAGAACAGGGAAACCAACAAAAGACTACATTAATCGCACTGCCGTAAGAAGGTACAAAAATATATTGAGCGATATTTTAAATGACGAAGAATATGAAGGTTTGGATGATGAGCAGAAAGCAGCTTATGACGAAGCGAAGAACGACCCAAATAAATTAATTCATGTCACTGACAAAGATACAGGCGAAGTAATACCTAAATTAAAGCTAAGGATTTATACTGGCCACTCTCAAATTGGTCATGCTCTTAGTGCGCCTGCAAAGGTAGTCTCAAATGAGCATGACAATCCAAACAACACCAAGTTCAAGCCTGGGATGGGTTTGAACGATATTGAAATGTTTGATAAGGAAACTGGTGCGTTAATAGAACCAGGACACCCAAAATATGAAGAACAAGCTAAAAAAGTAAAGGAATACTTTGCAGATGGGCATGGCTTATATGATTTCAATCTTGCCGATGTGGTGATGGTGCCAAAAGAAAAGTTTTTGAATATGGAAGATTGGAAAATAGTAAAAAGCCTTGGTGGAAGATGGCTAAGAGTTTTTAATACGCTGCCTCTCTGGGCGAGAGATTCTGGTAGCTGGAAACATGATGCGGACACTTTACAAGAAAACCCTGAATACGTCGAATTAAAGAATAAAATTGAAAAGAGAAGGTCTTCTGCGATTAAGGAACCTGGCCATAGTATGGGTGGATTTGAGCCGATCAAGAATGAAAAAGCTACAGGTATGCTAACTGATTGGATGCGAGCAAATGCTTTGGGACTTTTAGGGCCAGTACCTAAAGAAGGCGAGTTGGTAAAAGACCCTGTGACAGGAAAGATGGTCAAGGTCCATCTGATGCCATTTGCAGAAGCTAAAAAATATTTCGGTGAGAGAAATCTGACAGTTGGATTTAACCCAAAAATGTCCAGAGGGAAGGGTGAAACTCCTGCACATCCAGGGGATACTACGGAATTGGATATTCCAGTCATACCAAGATGGGTTTCTTTTGAAGAATTGAGTGTTTTGTTCCCTGATGGAGTGAATGCGGGTGATCCAGAAAAAGGAGACGAAAGACATGTAGGCGCATCGAATCAGACTGAAAAAATATGGGTTCCTTATCTCAGGGATACTAAGATTCTACCAAAGATTCAATGGTCAGAAAAGCAAAAAGCAATCATGGCTCATCGTGCGCTACCAGATTTAGTTCCTGGCTTTGAGGAAACTAAAAATGACAAGTTAACAGATGCTCAGATTGAAACACTAATTGATCGTTATAAGAAGGCTCTAGAAGATAGAGTTCAGACTGGAGATAAAAAGTTCGAGGAAACTCCGAAGGCAAAAGCAGTAAAAGCAGCGGCAAACAGTAAAGATATTGCAAATATATTGAACAATTGGGATTTATTAACTCCTGAGCAAAGAGAACATGTTGTTAAGAACTCTAGAAACCTATTACACCATGCAAAGGCAATGCATGGTGATTATAAAAATGCTGACCTATATTCACATGCCAATTTCAGCCACAGCATGGGGTATAGTGTTAATAAAGCAAGTCCTGGTATGCCACACCTGGGTCTAAATGCCGAACAAATACAATTGGTTAAAAATAAGTATGACAAAGATATAGCCGAAGAAGCTGCTATCGGTGTTAATCACTGGTTTTATGGTCATAAAGAAGGCAATAAAATTTCGAGAGAGGGAAAGCAGGGTGGTGCAAAAGATCAGGTTGTTGGCAATATATATGCACCCCTATATGTTGTACAGGCTATGTGGAACAAGAGTGGCGACCTTATGGAAGTCGCCAAAATTTATTTATATTGTTTTTTGAATGACTTTAACATGGGCATTTTTGACCCTGAAGTTGGTTTGTCTAGTACGAATAAGAATGAAGCAATCTTGAAGTCAGCACAAAAAGGCTATCCAGCAAAAGGCGGCAAAAAGGCAAGAATACTTAGAGTGGAAGCATTATTAAACCTCTTGTCGCAGGCAGAAATAGGTTCTGTTCCACCAAGAAGACACAGAACGGACAATGCCATTGAAGTTCAATCAGGCGTAGATGCAGAAGGTAATACTTTCGATCCTTCTACAGAAGATAAAGAAAAAATTGCCAATCATGTTAACAGACTAGATGCAAGACGTGCTGCTAAATTACCAGAAGGTATGTTGGTTAGCGCGAAAGGTCCATTGGGTGATGTGCAAATGCCTTTAATAGTTCAAAATATTAGACAGATGATTAAGCAGAATCTAGGTGGTGAAGGTGCAGACCGTTTCACTTTGGTAATGAGGCGTATGGATGCATGGGTGCAGACACACGCGGATTTGACAAGGCAATACGATGAAGAATTCGCCAAGATGAAGAATCCAGATGGAAGTCCTAAGTACAGAACCAATAAAGAAAGAGAAGAAGCCGTAGATGCTCAGGTTGATTCTGTGATCCGCGATCAACTGAAGCTCGGTGACAAAGATACGCACGGCACTCTGAGCGACGATGAACAAAACGAGTTTATGACGCAATTGAAAATGAGGACAGGCGGCATTGTTAATTTCGACTTTGAAAAAGAAAATCCTGATTATGTCAATGATTTTTCTGAAGCTATGGATGAATTTTGGAGTGAAGTTATAAGTAAGCAAACACATATAAAATTGCCAGAATATAACGAGGATACAAAGAAGTTTGTACCTGGCGATAGAGAAATATCTCTACAAACTTTTATAAATAACAACGACGAGCCAATGAGTCCCGAAAGGTTTGTGCAAGCTATAACGGCACTGCATGGCAAAGTAAACGAAAAGGCTACTCAAAATGTGAAAAGGGAAGTTCTTGTAGACTTGAAAGACGCTGCACCAAAAGTTTATAGAGCAGTCTTGAAGGTATCTAAACAATATCATAATACTGATTCATTGCAAGAAATTACCAAGAAATTATTGGCCGCTGGTTTGGGCGGTGCCGAAACTAGTCCTGTTCAACCTCAGCAACAACCTCAGCAGCAACAGCAACCACAACAACAGCCTCAGCAACCACAAATGGCAGCAAATGTCATTGATGGTTTGCTTGGCAGTTTGACGAAATATGCAGGTCATCCAGACTTTATTAAGTTGGTCGATAATCTTGCAGCGAAAATTGGTGAATTGAAAACTTCGCCTAACCGCAAGGAGATTGCTGAAAAGATAAGAAAAACAGTCGATAAAATTGGTGAAATAAGAGATGACATGTTTTTGGCTGGTAAGCTTGTGATAAATCAAGCTGATTCAGCTGCATTTAATAAATTGCATGATTTATATAAGGCGTTAGCATAGTGAAAACTTTTAGACAATTTTTGAAGGAGATGGTGGGCACAACTGCTATAGTAGGTAGTTGTGCCCCTACCGCCGACTATCAAGTTTGGGGAGCGTGTAGCGATCTGAAAAAGAGGAAAAAGAAAAAACGTGGAAAATCTAACACAAATACTTCAAAATCCTAAGACTATGGTTTTGAAGAAGTTCATGGTTCAAATATTGGCAAACAAAGCCGAAAACTATGATGAATTGATTACAAGAATTGGTTTTAATTTAGTGACAGAAAACGACTTGAAAATGTTTGCCCTCATGGTCAATGATATCCTAGAAATTGGTTATCGTAGAGCCGTAGAAGATTACAGGGGACAGCTTAGCGAAATGGGCATTGAAATCTCTATGAAAAGTTAGGCTGATAGTCACTTATTTGTCCAGTAACTAACCAAAATCCAGCTTCGTAAGTTTTATTGACAGCGACCCTCCACCATCTTCTATCTTTATTTAAAGGAAAGATAACAGAGTTCACAGGTATTTCTTGCTTGGTTATCAGTTGCAAGTGTAAGTCATTTGATTCATAGAGCTTAGCTTCAAATTTGTATTTTTCACCATACTTAATCCTACTGTAGTTTGAGCCATACAACGGGTCTACTTTGTTAATAACTGTAGCGGGCAAACACCACACGTCGAATACATATTCATCTCTACCAAGGCTGTGACCTTTTTCTATTATCTTCTCAACAATCTCAACCTTTTCTTCAACAACTTCCTCAACTTCTTCTTGTGCCTCTTCAACTGCTAATTTATTGTCAGAATATCTCTTGCCAAATTTGTTATGAAATATCACTTTCTCATCTTTGGGCCATAGTGCCTGAGAATTCATGAGTGGATTTGGTTTGCTAAAGCAGTAGGTACTGCCGTCCTTGTTCTTTATAGCCATTTTAATTATTTAGTAAATGGATAGATAAATGTATGACTTGCATCAAAAATTGCGATGGAACGCCATATCAACTTTCTGGGTCATTAAACACTTTTGACCCAGAAAGCAAAGATCATGCTCTAATAAGCTCTTTTGATTCACAGCTTATTGAGATAGCGGGTTCCCCTATATTCTATTACGAAGTATTTATACAAACACATAACACCTTAGATACACTATATCGTGAAGATAGAGGAAAGATTTTCTCTAATAATCCTATTCAATTAAGAGGATACTATGAACCTATACCTTCTCAGAACTTCATGAATCAATTCGGCATTGATGCTCCAGACGAAATGCAGATCATGTTTAATTATAATGACGTTCTCAGGACAATTGGCCATCCACCAAAGGTAGGGTCAAGAATTTTTACACCGATGAAGTCGGAAAATTGGGTTGTGATTCAAAGAAACGCTGGTGATTTCTTCCTATGGGATCAGTTGAGATTGATACTCATTGTTCAGAGATTCCAAGAATCTGTTACTACTGGAGAGGGTAAGGTTACTCAGAAACAAACTGATTTTAAATTAAACACAGGCAAATATCTGACAGGTAGTAATGAAATGCAATGTAAGGAATAAATTATGACAAACATGAAAGATGTAAATGCGGAGAAGTCTCTGGTTGACTGCCAGGATAGAGACAATACAAACTCCGTAAACATTGATCCAGTTCCAAAACAATGTGGCGACGATGGTTGGCCTTCGCAGAAAAGAGTTTCAAAGCATCCTGCAAGAGATTGGCGTGAAGTTCCACATATTCCTAACACCAAACTAGGCCAGACTGGAAACTGCGACCCGATTCAAACTGGTCAAATTATTAATGACCTGGACACTCCAAACAGAGAGGTAGTCTATCGTTATGCGAGAGGCATACGCGCCAATGATGAAGCAATGCTGGACACTTTCAGAAATATAAAAGTAATTGATGAGCAGGGACAGGAGCATACAGTGCCTATTATATGGGCAAGTCAAGAAAAAGCTGTAGATATGATCCTGCAAGACAACGTGAGGAAAGACAACTCATTGGTGGTAGATAGGATCAGATTGCCTATTATGGCGATTTGGAATAATGGGATGACGCCTGATATGACGAGATTTACATATCAGAGGGCATATAACATATTTCCTTGCATTAATGAAGATGGAACAGTAGGTTGTCCGACATTTACTCAGCAAGAGAAGTATAAAAGAGATACTTTTTTTGGTGTTACAAGAGGTTGGCCAGTCAATATTAACTACACTTTGTATGTATGGACTCTTTATGAAGAGGATATGAATCAAATTTTGGAACAATGTTTCCTTAAGTTCTCATCTGTGGCCTACTTACAAGTCAAGGGTGTATATTGGGAAGTGATTGTTACATTAGACAGCACCGCTAATAACATGGATTTAGAGCCAGGGGATGCAAAGATTAGAGTGCTTAAATATCAATTAAACATGACTGCTAAGAGTTATATACCACAGCCAATTTATCGCCTTAAAAAGTTGCCACCTAGTTTATGTGAAGACCCAGACGCTAAACCTGACGACTTAATTTACCCAAGAACACCTATGGCACCTGAAAACAATATGACTAAAGAAGAAATGTTGCAAGCTATTGCCGAATCACGCAAAAACCTTGCAGAAATAGAAAAATCTTTATTACAAAAATAAAACTAAAAATAAACCATGATTCAATATATACTTGGCAAGGCAATTAATAATTGAAAATTTGCAATATGCAGTGTAAATAAAGATTAAGGAGAAGTAAAAATGCCAGAATGTAATCTAGAAGCACAAATTGGGAACAAGGCGGCAGTACCTAACCCTCCTGGCCTATGTGTTCCAGTAGACTTTGGTGATACGCCCCAACTGAAAATGGGGCTAGGAGCATTGGGGACTGGCGACGTAATTTTCAAAAGAAAGTTTCGATGGACTTTTGAAATTGAGTGGTGCTGTAAAAATGGCGGAAGAAGAGTGCCCGCATCTTTCGTCAAAATGGGCAATAGACCACAAATAGATTTCGAAGAAATCGAAATTAACTATTTAAACGGTAAGATGTTCATTCCTGGTAAGGGTACATGGCAACCATTAAGTATTACTTATTATGATGTTGCTGGATTAACAGGCGGTTCGGCTACCTCAGAACTTTTAAGCTGGATTGCGAGTATTTATGACATTGAAAATGTCAATGATTGTTTGCCAATGAATTCGACAATAGATTCATATGCAGGTAATGCGAAACTTATGCTTTATGATGGTTGCGGCACTCCACTTGAAGCTTGGCTGTTAAAAGGTGTTTGGCCACAATCCGTTAATTGGGGTGATTTAGACATGGCCAGTTCTGATGAATGTACAATTGAATTGACACTAAGATATCAAAGTGTAAAGTATGTAAGCTTCTGTCCAAGTGGCGCGATCAGCCGTTGTCCATGTCCACCATGCCCAACAGCACCGCAAACGTTTGCACCTCCAGGCGGTGGCGGTGGCAGCGAAAATCCCAGCGAAAATCCCAGCGAAAATCCCTTCGCACTAAGGTAATCTTATTAACTAAATTTAAAAGGGGAACGAAAATTTCGTTCCCCTTTTTTTATA